AAAAACTCAAGTAGGTTACTACAACATCAAATGTAAATCACTTGATGAAGCAAAGGCACAAGCTGAGTATCAAATAGCAGTAAACCCAAAAGAAACTATAGAGTTTATTAAATGTGAAGAAGTGACGTTGCCAAACGTACAAGTAGTAGATCAGAGTTATCAAGAAATTACAGATAAAGATTGGTTGGAAGAAAAATAATGAAAAAAATATTTGAACAAGAAATAGCAAAAGAAATGAGATGGTTTGGTATAGCTATCATAGTTTTTATATTTGTATTTATTTTTGCAATTTTAGTTATAAGCAATGCAATCATATCTGACATCAAAATATTAGAATTTATTAATAAATAGGGAGAAAAATGGGTAGACCAAAAAAGAAAATACAGAAAAGGGATAAGGTGTTTAACAAAATAAGCAACGCAATAGACTATTTACAAACAGGTTGGATGAACTTATTCAAAGTGTCATTTTGTATTGGACTTGTTTTATACACTTTATATCTTGCTCTAATATGGATGCCGACAGTTGAAAGAATAGTCTTTGAAATTAGGTATTACTAATGAGTGAAGATCTAGTAAACCAACCACCTCACTACACTAGGGGTGAAATAGAGTATATAGAAGCTATGAGATCTATGCTTACGGCAGAAGAGTTCAAAGGTTTCTGTAAGGGCAACGCAGTTAAATATATATGGAGGGAAGACCACAAGGGATCTAACATCCAGGATCTAGAGAAGGCCGTTGTCTATCTTAACTGGGCTATAGACCGTCTTAAGGATATGTGATGAATGATAAGAAAGATAAATATTCTTTAACTGTGTATGGTGACCCATTAGAATTTTTGCCAAATTATAAAAATGCAGTCAAAACATGTGTCTTTAAAAGTTCTTATTGCAAAACAAATATTGTTGTATTTGACAACGAACAAGATTTAATAAAAGCAAAAGAATACTACAAACAAAAAAAAGGGGCATAAAGCCCCTTTTTCTTTGCTACATTTAGAATGGAGGTTTATCACCTACTGGTGTTGGTGCCATCTCTGAAGGCTCCATCTTAATGATCTTAGTCTTCAAAGAAGTAACATCTTCACCTTGGTCATTCTTCCAGTTATCTTCAAACTGTCTGATACCAAGTCTAAGTTGTTTGCCTATGAAATCATTTGCAAGATCCGGAAGCTTCTTGAATCCAACAGTAATAGCAAGACGACTAAATATCTCACTCGCTATTCTTTTGGAATCTTCATTAGCAGACCACAAGTTATACCATTCATTATGATCGCGATATGTACCGCCATCAATTTGAAAGGTAACTTTTTGGGTCCAATTACCGCTATTAGATTTATACTTCTCAGCAGCAATTATCTTTGCCTCATACTCACCAGTCGGGGCAACTTCGGGACCTCTCGATTCCATTTGCTCCGCGTTCTCGAAAAAATCAACATCATTAAAGTCTGACATTACGCACTCTCCTTATTTTCAATTTTATTAGAAAACCCTAACTTCTCAATTAGGGCAGTTAGATTTGGTTCCTCAAAGGCTTCTAGCTTACCGCTACGATCTTTGGCTGTGTAGCCTTGACCAATCCTCGTTTGTAACCACCTTTCCGCTACAGCATTACCGTCATCATCTTGACCGTCAATAATACGTAGGGCCAAAACCTCGTCAAAGAAATACGTGATTGCATCTCCTAGAGGTTTACTTGCCATTTTAGGACCAAAGAAAAACACGCCATCATTATTATCTTTACCTTCTTTGCAAAGAAATAATACGTGCATATCTAAATCCCTAAATGATCTCATAAGACTTGTAACGGCTTCACTTACGTTCTGGTAAGCCATTCTTCCATCTTTATTTCTGCTTTTCTCATGTACCAGTAAGATCTCTGAGATCTCTGAAACTGAGTCTAAACACACGCTATCAAAGGATAGTTCACCAGATGCTAAAGCGGCATACACCTCTCTTAGATCATCATAGTTCTTAACCTCAATAGCTGACACATTAGGTGCATCTTTAATAGAAAGCAATCCAGCCTCCGCACTTATGACTAATACGTTGCCAGGCATACTCTTTGTAGCGTATGTTTTTCCAGCTCCCGCTTGACCATAAATGAGCAGTTTTGCTCCTTGTTGATCCACCAATTTATCTGGTGTCTTTATCTTATCTTTTAAGCTCATAATCTACCCTCCTTATATATGTGTAAAAATGAACTTGCTAATTATAACCCGTGAAACTACAATATGTAAATCATATTATTTAGGAGATGTATATGAAAAAACAAATAGACACAACTTGGCTTGCAAATTACTATTTCAGGACCAAGACAATTGCAACAAAAAAACTGAAGGAGCTAGACACTATGGGCGTACAACCTAACCATAAAGAAAGAAAAATTGATCACTATACTTTACCTGTTTATATTAAATTTTTAGGATATAAAAAAGCCGCAGAGGATTTTAAATGCTCAGAGGCAACTTGTAAGTCTTGGAGATATGGATATAGACAACCATCTATAGCGCAAGCTAAACAAATAATAAGGGCAACAGAAGGAAGATTAGACTTTGAATCAATATATGGTCTAGTATCTGATATTTTAGAAGACCAGGAATAGCATGTTCCAGCTCAATATTACCGAGGATGACTCGTCCTTGGATATTGCTCTGGCTTATTATGATGATGGATATAATGTAGTACCGTTACAAAGATCTAATAAAAAACCACCACCATTTTTAAAAGGCTGGGAACAATATAAGGAAGCAAGACCTGAAAGGGAACTTGTAGAGTCTTGGTTTAAAGATAGGGATAATCTAGTTGTAGCTTTAATCTGTGGCAAATTTGTTGTAGTTGACGCAGATTCTCCTGAAGCTATGGATTGGGTAGAAAAGAACCTACCAGCTTGCCCGTATAAAGTAATTACTGGCAAGGGTATGCATTACTACTATAACAATCCAGAGAACTACACCACGTTTGCTACAAGGCGAACTAACACAACTCCTATTGAAAGATTAATAGATATTAGAGGGGTAGGTGGTCTTATTATTGCACCATATAACCGTCATGCTAATGGTCAGGTATATAAACCTGTAATGATTCCAGATTGGAAGATCTATGACTATACAGATCTACCAGACTTTACCGAAAAAGAATACTTACAGATAACAGGTGTACCCAAAGTTGAAAGCAGTAAACAAACGGCACCCTTCTCATTAGACGGCGTATTAGAAGGATCTAGGAATGATGGGGCCGCTAGGATAGCTGGATACCTTATATCTAAAAGTGTAAACCTAGAGTTTGTCAGGGTATTCCTACAGAACTGGAACAAGAATAATAATCCACCATTACCGCAGAAGGAGATTGATTCTGTAGTAGATAACGTAAAAAGGACACATGACCGTAAGAATCAGATAGCTCCTTTGTTTACACAATCAACTGAAAACATCAAACGACCAGACGATCTTTTCTCACCTCCTGGTTTATTGAAGAACATGTTTGATTTCTGCGAGGATATTGCACAAGTGCCGCAACCTGAATTATCTTTGGTAGGTGCTTTGGCATTAGCTAGTGTGACCTGTGGACGTTTATACAGAACGAACATGAACAACTTTTCTAGCATGTACTTTATGGGTGTTGCCAAATCAGGACAAGGCAAGGAAAACATAAAGACATTTATTGAATCTGTATTGAATGCATCTGATCAAGAAAAGTTAGTAGTAGGTGATGGATATACATCCAGCGGAGCCGTACATTCTGTTTTAAAGATCAGACCCACCCAAATAACGATTATGGACGAGTTTGGTAAACGATTAGAGGCTATTAGTAACGCAGGCAATACAAACAAAGAAGATGGCATACAAACGCTTATGGAGGCTTGGGGAAGGTGCCACGGGACTTTACGACCCGATAACTACTCTTTAATGGCCGTACAGGAGGAATATAAAGAGAAAATGATGAACAGGGTGACATATAAGCCAGCTATAACATTAGTTGGACTGTCTGTACCTAAGAACTTCTACGGAGCTTTAAATAGCGGAAGGATAGCAGACGGCTTCTTAAACCGCTTCGTTGTGGTTGAATCTAACGAACCAAGACGTGTTGGAGATCTAAAAAGATACACAGAGCCGCCAACAAACGTGGTCAACTGGGTAAATTATGTACGCAGACTCAAAGGAAATTTATCTGATGCTGCAAGAGATAACGCAGAGCTAGATATAAATCAGACCGTATTAGAGTTTGATAGACAATCAGAAGAGTTATTACAAGACTTTGCAAGAGAGATAATTAAACGACAAGACGTATTAGAAAAAGATAATCTAGAACCACTACTTAGTAGATCTAAAGAAAAGGCTATGAGATTAGCTTTGCTTTGTACCTTGGCTTCTAGTGCTGATTCAAAGAAGATAACCGCAGACGTAACCAAATGGGCTATAGATTACATTAGATACTATGACCTTATGTTTATAGAGGCTTGCAGAGATAAGGTTGCTAGTTCTGCAACAGAGTCAAAGATCAAACAAGTATTATCATTCATTAGATCTAGGAATGGAGAGGGTATATCTAAAAGGGAAGTAGATAGACACGAACTATTCAGAAGTATGAAGTCATATGAAGTAAAAGAGATTATAGAACGGCTCAAGAACGCTGGGGAGATCCAGGAAATAGAAATAAAAGTTGGAGGTAAAGGTAGACCAACTAAAAGATTGGTTGCCGTTGACTCTAACTTCTTTGAGGAGTGAACATGAAAACACCA